GTTGGAGTGTCGACTCGATGTCTGCATCGTAAGAGTCGGTAATGATGTAGTTGTCGTCAAAGCTAGTCCAGTAGGTCGGCTGACGATTGGAACCAACGTAAAGACGAATACCGTTCTCGGTCACCACCTCAATGGTGTTGGCTTGCCCAGCCTGAGAGGCGGTATAGTCAAAGAAGCTGTGAGGCGGAAGCGGGATCAGCTCTTTGTAGTTAGTCTTGTCTTCAGACCTGTCGTCGTACTTTACCCACAGGATCTTCCGAACTGAGTCGGGGATCTTGAGGTAGTTGGGACGGTTAACGTCACTGACCGACTCAAGCTGAACCAGGGCTCGGTGTTCAGGAATGTCAGCGTTGGTGAACAGTTCGAAGTAGGTCTCTTTGAGTACCTCAGCGACCTGCAGACTTTCGATAGTGTCGCCGATGCTGTTCACTTCATCACTGTCCATAGCTGACAGGATGTTCTGAACCATTTCGAGAAGAGTTAGTTTAGCCACGGAATCTTATCCTTAAAGAAAGCGACAAGAGACGCGATACCCGCAATCAGCCAGAGGACACCGTGGACAAAGCTTTTCTGCAAGTCCAGCTTGTTTAGTCGACGTTCGTGGTTTTTGAGGGTTTCTGTAATCTGCTCGAACAGCTTTTCGTTTGACGCGGTGTTCTGCTTAAGCGTGTCGATCATCGCGTCTTGTTTGGTTTCAAGCTGCCCCAGCTTATACACAATAATTTCCTGATCCATTATAAGGCCCCTTTACATGGCAAAAAGGGCCACCCCACGGGTTAGGCAGGATGGCCCTTCTGAACTCTAAGACTCGCTTAGAGGTAATTAGTCAGCAAGAGCCTCAGCGCCAACATCAATGTACTCGATGATGAGCTTGCCCTTACCGGCCGTAAAGGTGCCGGTGGTGGAGATGCCGACGTACGCGTTAGCGGTGCCAACGCCAGCCGTGCCAGCCGCAGAGGCCACAAGAGAGCCAGCACCGAAGACTCGCTTACCAATCGCGTTCACGTTGGCCAGCACACCTTCAGTCGCCGTCACAAGACCGGTAGCAGCAACAGCCGTACCGTCCTTCTTGTAGGTGCCGACAGTAAACGAAGTACCGCCAGCCGCAGCTTCAGACATGACCAGAGTAGCACGAAGGACGCTGGCGTTCGCCGGAAGACGACAATCGCCGTCATGGAAGCCGTCAGCAGTGCCGTCGTTGTTCAGGTCGGCAGAGTAAGAGACCGTGCCGGTGGGGATAAGAGACAGATCAAAGTCAACCTGAATCTGCTTAATCGCACCAAGGTCATTAATCGCCCACGCCTTGTTGGCAAAGTTAGTTTTGTCGGGCCAATAGTTTGCAAACTTAACTTGCAGACCGTCAGCATTAGTCCAAGGTTTAGCCATTATTAATAACTCCTATTAGCCAACAGCCGACGGGTCGGTCAGGACGGTGATGAAGTTCTCGGGACGGTAGATCTTGACGCCGTAGCGGCAGGTCGTCACGAACTCTTCACGCTGGAAGTCCTTGTTGTACTCACCTTCGACCTTGGGCATCTGACGCCACGCACCGATAAACGGAAGCAGGTCTTGGGTAGCACTGAAGAACAGGTTACACACCGAGTTCGCACCAGCAGTGGCAGCACCAGCAGGGCCAGTGATCGCTTCCGACGCACCAGTCTGGTTCGCACCACACAGAGCGAGGCGGTTAGACACGTACACGTCAAAGCCATAGATGTTCTTGACGAACTTCATGTCTTGGGCGATACCGTCAGCAACGATGCCTTCCCAACGCGGGTTGTTGGAGATGTTGGTGATGTTGGTCAGGGTGTTGAGCACGTACTCAGTCGACGGGTCGACAATCGCGATCAGGTTCGAATCCGGCACGTTAGCCTTCTTCAAGGAGTATCGCGCATAGGCGAAGTCCTTGACGTCGATCACAGCCTTGGTATTCAGGGTGCCTTGACCAACCCAGCGGTGACAGGCACCGTTGATCTTGTTGGCGTTGGCAGCAACCTGATAGCCAGCCGGGTTACCGGTCTTCGGTTGACCTTCCTTAAGGATGTTAACCTCAAGGTCTTCGTGGATAGCGCGGGCCATCTTCGGCACAAACGAAGCCTGTAGTTCAGCCATATAGAAGCCGTCTTGCTTAGCCTTGTTAGTGATGTAGGTCGCGCTGGACTTGTACTGGTTGATCGAGAACGAATACTCGCCGGTATCCATCGCGGTGTACTCGACAGCCTGATCTTCCACGTAGTCTTTAGCATCCAGAGTGCCAATCGACGGAATGGTCAGGGTGTTGCCGTCAGGGAAATTGTCCAGCCAGCGCACGTATTTCTGCGCCATGAGTTCGTCTTGAAGAACGTCCTTAAGTTGATTCGACCACAGCTCGGAGCGAATCAGGGCGTCCATGTTAGCGGTATTATGACCAGCCATTTAAAATAGACTCCTAGTGATTAAGTGTAAAATGCGTCGCCAAGTCGCTTAGCGTCCGCAATCATTTGGTTTTGGATGGTCCGCGAGAAGTATTGGGACGGGTTGCTCTTACGAATTGATTCGTAGAAAGCATACGTACCGGGTTTCGCGGCGGTATTCGGCACAGACACCACATCCGAGCGAGGAACGCCGGGGGTGGGCCGAGGAGCAGAATCTGCAATACCGAGAGTAGCCAGAAAGGCTTTGGGCGACTGAGCGGCCGAACTCTTGAGGAAGTCTAGACTGACCTCTAGTTCTTTCGCCTTTGCATTGATTACTTCGTTAGCCTTATCTTCCGACCCAAAGGTTTCGATAAGCTTTTGGGCAACGAAATCAACGTTGCGTCGAATCTTTTCCTGCTCACGGTCTTGCTGCAGTTCTTGTCGAATACGGGCAACCAAATCATCTTCAGAGAAGCTGGTATTAGCCGAAGGCGGATTGTCGTCCACCGGAGGGGTGACCGGATTTTGTTCCCGAGGTTGACGGAGCAGTTCTTCAACTCGAAGCCGGGCGTTGATCTCTTCACGAGCCTCAGCCAGTTCCCGGTTCCGATCTTGAATAGTCGCGTCAGCATGGCTGTACGCCTTAGCAAGATCTTCTACCGACTTGTACTTCTTACCCTCTCCAACCAGGTTTTCGAGGTAGTTAACTTCTTGTCCGTCTTCAAACAGCGCCATTGGTCGATGGTCCTTTTATTAAATCAGTCTTTTGTCAAGACTAGTAAATCAAGTAATTCTTTGTGGGCACGCAGGTAACCATTACGGTCGGCCTGCTTGTACGCCCAGCTTGGAGAATCATAGTCTGCTGTCGGCAGATTAGATTCCTGAGTATATACTTTATTATATAGTATTTCTCTCAGTCTGTCAAGTACTTTTGTAGAACCAAGAATAGTTTTCTTAAATTCTTCTCGTTCTTCTTGAGTATTTAAGTGTTGAGTCCAAATAGTCTTCATTTCTGCTGCTGAGCCTGCATCATGGCCATTTGACCAGCCGCTGCCGGATCTTGGGGAGCAGTTTGCTCTTGCAGAACCTGTTGAGCCGACGCTTGAAGACGCTGAGTCTCCAGCATTTCAGCAATACGCACGTTGTCCGACACAAGCCCAAAGCGTTCCAGACCCATCAGCTCCTCAACAAGGTAGGCCATCTTCTTGCCGCTGATGTGGGCGTTAATAGCCGGATCAGCACCAAGGGTTTGACCAAGTTGGGTCAGGTTCTGAATGACGTTGGCGTTACGGGCAAAACGACGGGCACCAATCGGACGAATCTTACCGCGAGCGGTGAGGTCCTCCTTGGTGATGTTCATAAAGTTGACGACACCAAATTGATCGTCCACAACCCGAATAACGTCAGAGGTTCCCATATTGCGGCGGGCAAGCTCAAGCATGGACGACAGAACCGGCTCAAGGAACATTTCTTCATAATAACTGGTATTGTTAATAAAGATGCGGTTAGAACCGTTTTCCAAGATTTGAACTTCATAGGCCGTCTTTTCACCCGGAGTACGGAAGCCCATAGCCTGCTTGGGAGCACCAGCCATTTCTTCCATCTTCTGCTCAAGATAGGCGATCTGGGTGTCGGCATTCAGCATAGTAGTGTCGGGTCGCATGAACTCGACCTTACCCTCTTCGCCAGCATAGATACGCTCACCGGGGCCGTACTCAAAGTCTTCGACATATCCAGTGATCTGCATGACAGGGTGGATGATCAGATCGAAGGCGTCAGACTTGGCGTTCTCCAAGTGGTCAATGCGGTACTGCATACCCACAAGGTTATCGAGCGGACCCATAGCGTACAGGTTGTCGGGCCTCAGACGCCAACCACAGTGGAAGATGTTAGACCGACCGAACCAGCTTGGGTTGGCCATGTTGCGGATAACGAAGCAACGATCCACCACAGTGATGATTTGGTTCTTGTACAGCTTGTCTTCCTCAGCATCGTACCAGTCACCATAGAAGTCTAAAATCTCTACGTAGTTAGACTGGAAGTATTGAAGCCAGCTACCAAAGCCGTCGATCTGGAAAGCACTGTCCTTCTTCACCTCACCGGCCGACAGGCTAGTCATTCGCCTGCGGGTTTCGATCATGGTCGTGAAGACGTCTTTCAGATAGCCAGACTCAGGGTGATCTTCGATCTCAGCCCGAATGGAGCCAAGGGTCTTGAGCGACCGGATGATCTTCGGGGTCTCAGCAAAGGACGACGCAGTGGGGTTAAACACAACGTCCAGCGGGCTCAGGCGAACCAAGCGGGGGCCGACGTAGCCGGGGCTAGTCTCACCTGTCTCGTCCTTGTTCTGCTCAGCCACGAACTCGGTCATGGCAATGCAGTTGCCGTAGTCAATCCAGTCGTACACAAGTCGACTGACTTCAGCACGGAACTGACTCATACGCAGCTTGTTGTTGATGTACGACTCGATCACTTCGCGCTTGTCTTTAGCTTCAGCAGTCTCGTCGTCACCTTCCCAGGCAATGCTGCTGTCGTTCGGGAACAGAGCCGCCATGTAGTTAGCATGGAGGTTGTCTCGAATCTGACACAGCTTGGGAATGTGGACACTGTTCTTCCACGGCAGACTGGCGTTAGTCGTACTCCGGGTGTCAGTAGCAAAGATGTACTCACGAATCTCGGCAACCTGCTCCAGCCAAGGCTGTCTCAGCATTTCCCACTCTTGGTACATGTTTGCGATGGTCTTGGCGATCCTGTCCGGTTGAACAAGATCTTCAATGTCTAGGACTCTATTACCTGACGGCATTTAGAATGCGATGCCTCCAAACTTTCTATTAAAGGGAATGACGTTTCCAGACAGACGCTCCCGAGCCGCATTGGCAGTCGGGGGAATGGCGATCTCAATAGCGTTCGCCAAGCTGTCCATAACGTCGTCGTGGACCGGATGGGTCGAGATAAGTTCGTCCTCAAGGACCTGACAGTTACCGCCTCGATAGTGCCAGACCGACAAGTTGTCGTAGCGAGGCTCTAGGATGGCCGCTAGACGCTCCTCTTTGGAACCTTGGTGTCGGGTAGGCTTCATCTCTTGAATTGAGATGTACAGACCATACTGACGGATCAGATCTCTAAGCTGGTTGACGATAGCCACCTGAGCAGCCGTCACTTCTGCAGCCAGCTTCCTGAAGTCCCACTTGATGTGCAGTTGCATCAGGTGTTCGAAGTAATCCATGATGCGGTCGGTCTTGAAGCGGTCGATGTCTAAGACGTAGATGTTGTGTTCTCGGTCCATGCCGATAACGACAATAGCCGTATAGTCGGCTCGCTTAGTCATGCTGTACGCGAAGTCAACAGCAGCAAAGACATTCAGCTTTCGATCTCGATAGTACCAGCCACCGTTCGATTGAGTGATGTGGGCTTGGTCAAAGTATTGGAACTTGTCTCGACCAATTCTCAGTTCTCCGGGGTCGTTGGGATCGTTGTAATACTGAGCCCGAAATTGTGTGCGATCAAGATACTGACCACGCTTTTTAGCGAGGATTTGCTGGTCAAAACCGAACCATTTACCATCTGACCGCTGCTGTCTCGGCCAAAGAAACTGACCAGTTCCGTCGCCTGCGTCCTCGACCTGTCGCTCGAAGATTTCGTAAATGGGCTCAGAGCTGACAACATCTCCGTCTTTGTCATAGATGTCCTCCCGCATTTCAGCCATTTCGCTATAAAGGTCTTTAGGATGGTAACGAGTACCGCAAACCCACTCTTCAGCGTCAGCCCCTTCAATCGAGCTAAGAAGGGAGTATTGGGACTTAACCTTAGTCCGGCCTTCTTCAGTGTACGCGTTCTCAAATACGACAACGTCGTCCAGCACAGCCACGTCACAGTGAAGACCAGTAAGGCTAGTGGTAAGACCGCCAGTGAAGACAGTAGGGTCACGAATCGCTTCGTCTTTGCGTTTGGGGTGGTCGACACTGATTTCACTGTTAGTCCACTTCTCGCGCTTCCCTTCGTCGGGGTTGATCATCTCCGGCCAGTAGCGCGCGTAGATGGACGACGTAAGGATGTCTTTGATGAACTTAAGCTGCTTCTCGGCAAGGTTGCTGGTAGCCGAGATGTACAGGATACGGACCTCGGGTTTGCGGGTGATCTCCCAAGCGACCCTGAAGGCGATCATACGGCTTTTGCCGTGGTCTCGTGGAAGCAGGACCATCTGGTGTGACTTCTTGGTCTGACGGGTCCACCAACGACAAAGCTCGATGTGGACAGCCCCCAAGACTTGCTTAGGGGCCACCAGACGGATAAAGGTCTCTAGATCGTTCTCGGCTGCCTCACGGATAAGCTCCGTCTTGCTCTTATTAATCGCGGGGGTTTTTCTTGTGACCACGCTTCGTCCTCGGATAACTGCGATTGTGCCGCTTGGTGCCCATGCGCCAGTTGCCGGGGCGATTGTCTAGAGCATTGCCATTGATATGCTCAACGTCCATACCGTCGCCCTTGTGGGCCTTACCAGCCTTGATCATGTGACGACGGGCCTTGTTACGGGCAGCCCGCTTCTTCTTCTGAATGGCGGAACTTTCGTACTTGGTCTGTGCGCGCTTCTGCGCTGCCGACATGTGACCCATTAGCCTTTCCCCCCTTTGACCAGTCTAAGGCCAATTCGCTTAAGGTCTTCATCCTCTTGGGTGATTGCCTTTACTTCAGCCTTGATCGCTGCACTGCGTTCAGACTTGCTCGGGCGTCCAGCCTTGCGCTTGTCCCAACCTTCTTCAGCAATGAACTTGGCTGCCGAAATGGCTTGAGATGTGTCGCCAGCGGCGATCTCTCGAATGCGGGCCACAGCCTCAGCCTTCAGCTTCTGGTTCAGTTCGTGAATCCACTCTTCGTAGGCTTCGCGAAACCAGTCCAGCTTCATGAGCCTGATCCAGTGGTTGTAGTCACCGAGGTACTGAATAGCCCACTTGTAGCCGGTGGGATCACCAATCTCGACAAAGGTTTTGCGAGCACTGATCAGACCGGGTCTGTCTTCGTAAAGCGTGAAGATGGGTTCAGCCACACGGGTCTCAATCGGAGTGTCACGAACCATTTCGTGAAAGAGAGACAAGGTAAACCACCGACCACCAGAGTCCTTATACGGAGGCTTGGTCAGCTCGTATTTGAGAGCCATTTTAGATTTTCCTTCTTAATTCCACCAAACACGAATGCCGTGGTTGATCGGGTTTCTTAACCAGAGAACAACCTCAAGGTCTGCAACCGACAGTTTATCTGAGGGTGGGGCTAACCACGCTGCTCCTTCGAGGTCTGCAACTGACAGACTATCTGAGGGTGGGGCTAACCACGCTGCTCCTTCGAGGTCTGCAACTGACAGACTATCTGAGGGTGGGGTTAGCCACGCAGCACCCTCAAGTTTAGATACATCAGTAGACATTAAACCGCCTGCACGCCCTTTTCAGCGTTATTGAACGTAGTTGCGGTCCAGCGACTGCCCGTAGCCGGGTCGGTTGTCCAGTTACGTGAGCGCGGCTCAAAACCACTGTTCAGGCCAAGCGCTGAGCTTAGATAGTTGGTTCCAGACGACCTAACAACAAACTTACCGTCTGTCGGTCCTGCACCGTTTATGCGACCCCGCCCGTTGATCACCATAGAGTCTATGACCATGCTGCCGGGCACAGTAATTGCACCATGAGTGTAGGTTTCAACATCACCGCTGTTTGCAAACGAGATAAAATCAGTCTCGTCAAGAACGGTTTCGTCAATTTCAGTAAATCCGCCCGTAGCGCCTGTGTTAGTTACACTATTACCAGTCATTAGTTTGGGAACTAAACGACTGTCGCGAGTGTCAAAGTTAGCTCCAAGAATCTGTGAATAGTAGACACCACTACCGCCGAACCCCCTCAAACGTACTTTAGCGATATTGTTGACAGCAGCATTCAGACCTGCACCAGCAGACGATGATACGAGAGTTCCGGCTAGGTATAGTTCGAACCCACCGGCCGCACCACACACGATTTTCACATCAATACGTGTCCGCCCACTGTTGGTCGGCCCCGCTGGAGTTGCCCCTTGGTTCACGAATGCTGACCCATTCCAATAGGAAAACTGCATGGTGTTGGAGTTGGCTGAAATTCTAGCAACCTCTGTTCCAGTAGAATTGTAGAAACTTAGCCACGGCAATCCGGTGTTGAACGATGAGGAGCTATTGTAGAAATCAAAATGTATCCAGAACGTCGTCGTGGACGCTGCATCCATAAATGCAGGCGTCTCGATGTAATCGGTCGTAGTAAGAACCACAATGCTGTTTGATACAAAGGTGTTGTCAAAAGAACCGGCTGTGGTTTGACCGTCAAGCACGTTTAGAGTACCGCTTCGAAAAGCACCGGCCAAAGTATTAAAGGCAAAATAGCGTTCAGCGGCCATTATTAACGAGTCCCATAAAAAGTAAACGACAGACCAGCAATACCATTTAGGTTGCTCGGGCTGACTACCTGAAAGCGGTTACCGACAGCAAAAGCAACGGGCGAAGTGAAGGTAAAGGTTACGACACCTCCAGTGCTGATTGAAGCGGAGCCGATTGACACGCCTTCCTTTTGAAGAGTAAGAACGGTGGTTGAACTTGGGTTGGTTGTCATTTTGATCGTGCTGTTGGTCAGACCAGCCGGTAAAGTAAACGCATACGGGGCCGGGGCTTCGAAGATGGTTGCACTGGTCGGAATCACAGCCGAGGTGTCCCAGAAAGCCCCAAAAGCACAATCAGCAGTTCCAGGCGGTCCGGTTGGTCCGGTTGGCCCTGTAGCGCCCGTGGCACCACTATTTCCTGCTGGCCCTGCTGGACCAGTAGCTCCCGCGGGTCCGGTGTCGCCAGGAGGCCCCTGAAGACCACTGACCATAACGATCCAAGAACTGTAAGAGCCGGTTCCAGATAGGGCTGACACCAAAACCTGAAGTACACCAGTGTCCCGGCTGTACGACAAACACTGGCCCCACATCCAGTTGGAGATGGGATTCATCGTGTTTGCAATCAGAATGAACTGGCCGACTTGAAACTGTTTAAGAGTCTCCACAACAAGAGTCTGGGTGCCAAGCCCGATGGTCAAAGACGTCGTCGAGCTGGAAGACAGAATAGTCGTCAGACTAACATTGATAATGTCTCGAACATCAACCAGACGAACAGCATCAGTGCTGGCTACCGGAGTGGCCAGATTGATGATCCGGTGGCTGTTCATGTCAAGGTTGGCCTCCATCGCGTTTGGAGCCGTGCCGACCCGCGACAGGGTGTTCTCGAAAGCCGTCTGAATGTTAGTTAAGTTGGCATTGATTGTCGCAGCGGGGCTTGGGTCGAGTCCCCCTGAGACGGGGGACACAGTGAGTTTTGACATTGGATTAGTTTATTAAGCCGTGGGTTCGACACATATCTTCCAGAGCCTTGATCCGTTGGCTAGCGCTCTGCAGGGCGGTCATGACCGACTGAAGCTCTGCTTGGACGTACGAACCTGAGGCCGTACCAGCCGTATAGGTGGCGTAAGCAGTTTTGAGGGCCGTACCGGTAGCAGCCGTCCAGCCAGTGTCACGAGCACCAAGGACCTTGGTTCCGTTGACGTTGTACTGAGTCTTGGCGTCCCAGGTGTAGCTGTAGCCGTCCTTGAAACGCAGAGCCGACGTACCGAAGTCAGTAGCGTTGTCCAGAGAAGGAGCAACCCTGGCTGCGATAGCAGTCAAAAAAGCCGTGCCCGTGACTGCCCAGCTATGGCCACCAGAGCCCGCATTGTACGAGATACTGCCCGTACTGGAGCCGTGACCAAGAAAGACACTGTCTGAGCCTTGAGCCAGACTAAGAATAGTCAGGTCAGCACTGTTGGCGTTATTGCGAGCTTTGTAACCGGCGAAGCCGTTCGCCACGTTAAAGGTGTAACCGTAGCTGTCCTTGAACCGAAGCGTGTTGCTGCCAAGATCGGTGGTGTTGTCAGTGGACGGTGCCACTCTCGCCGCCAGTGCCGTCAAGAAACCCGTACCAGCAATCGACCACGTATGACCACCAGTTCCTGCGTTGTACGCGATATTGCCTGTACCTGAGCCGTGGCCGAAGAAAACGCTATCAGATGACTGTGCCAATCCGATAACCGCTAGATCAGCAGTGTTGGCGTTGTTTCGAACGTTGTAGGCCCCGAAGCCGTTGCGGGCCATGAACGGCCAGTTACAACGCAAGCCGACGCCACTTTCGTACGACAACTGAACTGGTTGTGCAGCAACAGCATACTGCATAATCGGGAAGCCACCGGCCGAGACCTGACGAGCCACGTAGTTGTTGGCGTTGCCGTTATTGACGAAGGTAACGCCAGTGGTGATGTTGCTGTCGTCAACCGAACTCAGAGACGTGCCACCAGCGAAAGTAAAGGTAAGACCAACAGACCCAAACTGGTTGGCGGTGAATACCGCGCTTGACTGCTCGACCGTAATGTCGCCGAGGATACGGCTCTGAGAGGTCATGCCGCCGTTACAGCCAGCAACAGCCCCGCCGGGGGTCAGGGAGTTCTTGATGTACAGCTTGCCGAACTGATTGCCCCCGGTAATGGCATGGGAGCCGGTGTCGAGAAGCATAATACCGCCGGTCGCCTGAGACGTATAGACGCCCTCCAGACGGTGATAAAGGGTTGCAGTACCAGACTTGCCAACCTCAATGTCGTAACCAGCAGATGTGGTGTCGGTGGTGTTCCAACTGTACGTAGTGCCGATAACGTAAACTTTGTCTGACTGAGCCTTGAGGGCTCGTCCAGCAGCCGACATTGAACCACACCAGTGAAACGTGGGGCGGTTACCAGTCGTTACAATGTTGTCACCGGTGTACGGAGCTTGACCCCGAAACACAACAAACTTCGCAAGGAAGTCGTCACCAGTCGACGTAAGGATGGGGCCGTTGGCATTCTTGATAATGTTGGCTACGCCAGCCGACGAAAAGAGAGCCCGCTGGTTGGTCGAGTGGGTCAGGTTGTTGGCGTAGAAGGTCAGGCCCTGCAGGTCAACATTCTTACCGCTGTTGAGGGCAGCTTGAAGCCAAGCCGAGGCATCGTTAGTGTAGGTGCCCGCAAGCACGGCTGCACGGTTCGGCTCGGGAATGTAATCAATAATGGACACCCAAGCGCCCCGGATAACGAGGGCAGCACTGGTGGCAGCAGACTGAGCGCTACTGGCAGCGCTAGAAGCAGAAGTCGCAGCATTCAGTTCCGACGTATGAGCAGCAGTAGCACTGGCAGCAGCGGCGGTAGCGTTAGACTGAACGTCAGCCTGAATGACGTCTAGGTAGCCCTTAGTGGCCGCATCAGTGGCCGCAGTGGGGGTACCGACGTTAATGATTCGATTGGACCCCATGTCAAGGTTGGCCCCCATAGCATTAGGGGCAGACCCATCACGACTAATAGTGTTATCGAAGGCAGCTTCAATGGCGTCAAAGTTAGCGTTCAGCTTGTTGACCGACGCATAGTCCGACGTTAAGTCCGACAAAGAAAGTTTAGACAAAAATCAAATCCTTTTTCAAAAGATGTATAGATGTCTATAGCGCCGCTAGGGTAGCGATGCCAGGCTGAACATCGAGACAAGGAGAAGAATGAATAAAGACAATAAAAGAGGGGAAGACAAAATGTCTTAACGTCTTGAATAGTAAACAGCGAGACTAACTAACTGTGAAATGGTAACAGTTAAAGTTGTGCAACGCTAACTGCGTTAGCTACCAAGAGAGTAACCCTCTTCGTAATACTCTTATTATAACATATTTTACAGTAAAAGTAAATAGCTGGAAGACAGTAATTGAGAATAAACACATAAAAATATGGTATAGCCGCCAAAGGAAGCAGCAGTGAGGTCAGTCGCAAGACCAAGAGCCGATGTTTGAGAATTTCTTGGAGAAAATTTTTGATGATAGAGTGCAATGATACGGCACCCCCGGCCCCCCCGGCGTGGCCACTCATGTTTGTTCCGGGTGCGTTCTCCTCGCGTTCACGGTGCGTTCGCCTGTAACAGT